AGGAAGCATTAAAGTATGTTGATAACTGTATACTTTTTAATGATGAAGATGATACTGCTATCGAAGCCATACGTAATGTTATAATGCTATACCCTTTTGATAGGATTATATTTGCAAACGGCGGTGATAGAATAAAAGGAAATATACCTGAAGAAAATACTAAGCTCTTTCCGGAAAAAGAAATTATATTTCAATATGGTGTAGGCGGAGCTGATAAAAAAAATAGTAGTAGTTGGATATTGCAAAGGTGGGAAAAGTAGATATAATAAAATAGGTAATGGAAAAAATCGATTTAGATTACTTTGAAAAGGTTCTCATATACAAGAGCTTAACTGATGAAAAGTATCTTGCTGATATTATAGGTCATATTGATCCTAAAATTATAGGCAGTAAGGATATTAAAACTATCTTTACTGTTATTAAGGACTTCTATAATAAGAGAGGAGTACCGCCTACTATTACTGAGCTTAAAACGTATCTCGTTAATGATGATATTAAAGATGCATTTAAAGGGGTAGCTGCTACTTTTAACGAAATAGATAAGAATCTTAATAAAGAAGAATTACTAGATAATACTGAGAGGTATCTTAAAGAAAGAGCAATTTACCATACTATGATGGATGTTGCTGAGGATATAACTAAAGGTAAAGTAGATACTAGTTATATTTTAGAACGATTTGAAAAAAGTTGCAGAATAGATTTACAAGATGATATCGGTATTGATTTGTTTAAAGATATTGATAGTCTTGCTGCAGAACTAAATGTGGATAATCCTACTATATCTTCCGGCTGGAAATGGGTAGATGAAAATTTAGATGGTGGGTTTTTAGAGAATGGTAGAGCGTTTTATGTCTTCGCTGGTCAGACTAATGTTGGTAAAAGTATATTCTTAGGTAATATAGCTACTAGTATTTGTAAGCAAGGTAAAAATGTCGTAGTTATATCTCTAGAGATGAGTGAGGTAATGTATTCGTGCCGTTTAGCTGCTGATCTTACTAAAATACCTATTGCTAATCTTAAAGGCGAGAGCGTAACTATGCAGCATGCCATAAAAGGTATGGATAATGTCGGTAAACTTATTATTAAAGAATTTCCACCTAATACAATTACATCTCAGCAAATTGCTAGTTATATAAAGACATTAGAACTTAAGGGTATTAAGGTAGATGCAATTGTACTTGATTATATTAATCTTATTAAGGGTTCGATGAATTCTAATTTATACGAACGTATTAAATCAGCGTCTGAGGAAGTTAGAGCTCTATCGTATAAGTTTAATTGTCCGATAATTAGTGCAACGCAGCTTAATAGAACTGGTTACGATGTAGACTCTCCTAGACTGGACAGCATCGGTGAGAGTATAGGTCTAGCTGCTACAGCCGATGCTATTATCGGTATTACGCAGAGTGATGAAGATAAAGAACTTAATATTATTAATCTGCATATGATGAAGAATAGATTTGGGCCTAATTTTGGTAAGAATCAATTTAGAATGGATTATAAGACTCTAACTGTTCTAGAAGAAGACGGGCTAAACGACGGTGATGGCGACCTAGGTGACTCAGCTAATGCATTAGACCTGTTGAGTAATTAAAAATGGGAACTAAATAGTTTCTATATGCCTGGTAGAGAAGCTATAAATCTAATAAAGAGATACCTAGACGAGTATAATCTACTGGAAGAATATACCTTCAACGGAGATATTTTTCACAATAAAATTAAACTGGGCGATAAAGATTACGGGGTTGCCGGTGTATTTTTTAATGAAAATCCTAATCTTTTAGCTAATTATATTTTTAAAAGATATCATACGGTAGTAGATATAGTTCTATTAATAAATCTCGAAAATGAGATAGTTATTCTTAGGAAGAATAAAGAATGTGACATGGATCTCGGTAAACTAGCTAAACAGCTGTCGACTGGTGGAGGTAAAGATACGGTAGCGGGCTGTTTACTTAACGATAAAATCTTAAACTTAACAAAACTCTTAAAACCATTATCATGATAGAAGGCATACCAACACAAAATATAGAAGATGCTGAATTTCAACATGCGTTTCTATCTTTCTGCACTCTAGTCTCTCTTTTAAATGGTAAAAAAATGAACTATCCAACAGTATTTTTAAAGATTTTAGAAAATAAAAAACTTCGCGAAATATATATGAGCCATATAAATGAGGATAGTGAATTTGTAGCTATTAGTAAGTTTATTCAAGCCGAACCATCAATTACTAAAAGTAAATATATTACAAAATACTTGAATAAGCTAAAAACGCCTCTATTATAATAAGGTGGATGATTTTGAAAAACAAATATATAACACTTATCTAATAGTTTCTCGCTCTATTATAAGTAAACCTTTCAAGATACGTAAAGATTTTACTGGGTTCGAGAAAAAACGAGAATATTTAGCAGTTATTAAACTCGCTGCTTTTTTTAAAAAGCATAAACATCTAAATATTAAAAGTTTTTTTGAGGCCCCGTTTTTTGTATATGATGAAGACTATTTCGGTATAGACTTCTTTTGTACACATAAAGCAGTCTCTACTTATACAAAATATAACGATGTTTTCTTAGTTGAAAACCCTGATAGCGCAGCTTGTGGCAGGAAAATGAAGGAGAGTATTGTTTTTATAACAAACTACTGTAAGGCAAACAATATAAAGACAAGGCAATATATTCTCTGTAAGGAGAAGGCTAGTCAGACATACGCATTTCTTGAACATCTTAAAGATAGAAAAATAAATGTATACGCGTTATTTGCGTTTAAAGATTTTGAAAGTACACTTAATATAATAGATCCTGATATTAAAAAGCTATTCGCTCCGTCATTAATGAAAGTAGATTATTTACGGACAAAGATGTATTCATCAGTGCAGATGAAAAAAAATGTTAATTTATTTAAAAAATTTGTTGATAATCAATAAACAGTACGTATAATAATAGTATGAGTAATATAACAAGTTCAATGTTTGAATCGATTAAGGGCGCTCTCGCGTCTAATGAAGAGAAGTCTAGCGGTCCTGCAGACATTCTTAGAACCGAGCCGGGTAATACATATACGGTTCGTTTGTTGCCGTTCGCGAAGGATCCTTCTAAGACCTTCTTCCATTATTTTCAGCATGGCTGGAATAGCTTTTCTACTGGTCAGTATGTAAGTGCTATTTCTCCTCAAACGTTTGGTGACCGTGATCCGATTGCCGAAACTCGATATAAGCTATATCGTGGTAATGATGAGGAGAAGCAAATGGCGAGTAAGATTATTAGATCTGAAAAGTGGTTGGTAAATGTTTATGTCGTAAACGATCCTGTAAATCCTGATAATAACGGTAAGGTAATGACTTTACGATATGGTAAGCAATTGCATAAGGTTATTGCTAGTGCTATTGATGGTGAAGATGCTAGTGATCTTGGTCCCCGTATATTTGATTTAGGTCCTGATGGAGTTAATTTTAAAGTTATTGTAGAAAAGCAAGGTGATTTTCCGACTTACGTGTCGTCCAAGTTTTCCTTTCCTACTGAAGTTAAAGGATTAACTGATGATGATCATGAAGGTATCTATAATAAGGCTATTGAATTAGATTCAGTATTTAACGTTAAGGGGTATGATGACCTTAAGAATATGGTTGATGAGCATATCTATTGCCAAGATTCAGACGCTCAGCGCTCTGAACCTGCAGTAATCGCAGCACCTGCAGCAGTAACTACTGCCGCTCCTGAGCCTGTAGTAGAAACTAAAACTGTTGCTACGCAGAGCGACGATGAAGATATTCAAGATTTGCTAGCAGGCCTAGACGTTTAAAATTATGGCAGAAGGACAACCAGAAATGATTCCTATGCCTGATCCAGCAGGCCCGGATCCTCGAGGAGCGCCTCCTGAATCTTTTGAAAGAAAACTTTCACCTGAGGAAGAAAAAAATCTATTGGTAAACTTTATGGGATCTATGTACGGTGAGACTAAAAAACTCGACGGTAACATAGTAGGTGAATCCGCTACTTTGGGTAGAGGTCAGAGTGAGAAAATTAAACGACATATTGAACAAGTTATTTCTCAGCCTCAGCAGTCTGTACCCCAACCGGTGCAGACTGCTCCTATACCCCAACCAGCTGTACAGCAGCCGGAAGTTCAAGCCCCTGTACCAGTGCAGCAAGTAGTCGAGCAGCCTCAAATTGACAATAGTCAGTTGATGTTCC